CTCATAGTACTTCTCTTGTCCTAAGATCGGAGTAAACATTTGATACATTGCCACACGGGTAATATTTGATACAATTGAAACATCCGTAGAATCAATTGATTGAAGTACATTAGAGTTTCTAAATACGCCACCAAATGATTTTAAGTTATCAGAATCATATTTTTGTAGTGTTGCTCTAATTCTTTCTGATAAAGCAGCTTCTGTAGCATTAGAGATGTTAGGGTTATATTTGTAATATACCTCTAAGTCGATGTATGTGTATTTTGGATCAACAAGAACAGGTGTGATTGATACAACGTTTTTTGGTTTTAGGTGTACACCAATGATCTCAGCCTTTTCTTCAGCTGTTAAGAACTCACCGTCTAATGGCTTAATTGAAATATATACTTTACCATAGTCAGGTGGAACATTATCTTCACCACCCCAAACAGTTAATGTATCGATGTTGCCGTATGAGTTTTGAATAATACCTTTATAGTCATCTGGGGTTACTGCTCTATTTTGAGCAACGAAACCTAATGGAGCATTAAATTTAATTGAATCTGTACTCTCTGCGATTGCACCACCAACAGCCTTTTGGGTTGTTGTAATAATAACATCGGTGTTACCATTAATAGTATCAGCTAATGAGAACATTGATGCACCGTTAATATCTGTCTCACCAACGGTAAGGTAATTTATTTTAATGATGTTACCTGGGGTTAATCTTTTACCAATAATACCATCACCAAATTTAATCTCATAAAAACCAGATCTCGACTCTTCTAAAAAGTAAGCAGTTGATGACTTATCAATATCAATAATATTTGGGATGTTAGCGAACGTATCATACTTAGATGATGTTTGACTTTCGTATACTTCAACAATCATTGTATCTGTATTAACATAATTATCTTGCAACAAGTAATGCTCAAAGCCTGTTTCATCATAAATGTATGTACGATTGTTTAACTGGCCTTGCATTAACTTAACACCTTCAAAGATGTATTTGCCATTAATATCACGCGTTGTTGTGTGAGTAGATTCAGCAATAAGTTTATATGTTACAGAGTTAATAGTCGTAGTGAATATAGTACCTCTAACTAGACTCAATGGTAGGTAGTTGCCATGGTCATCTTGAATGTTAGTAGGTGCAACCATTTCAATGTTAACAACAGCTATAGAAGGTTTAGTTGAACGAGGTGTATAACCCAATAGCTTAGCATGTGATACAACACTCTCTCTTAACTGTGCAGTATCTAGGAATGTTTCATTCAAAGCAAAGTTAGCATTAATAGAGTTAATATGGGTGATGTATGATAACACATCAATCATAGTATTCATTGCAGCACCTTCAAAGTTATAGTCTTGAAATGCTCCAGGTTGCTCTTGCATGTATGAAATTAAATTAGCTTTTAATTCGTTAAAATCTAATTCTGATGCATTAATTCTTCTATTATTACTCATCGTAGTCTCTCTAATGTGGTTGAAATATCAGTGGTTGCACCAGTTGATATAATTTGAATTGTTACTGTTATCTGGACATCATTCCTATCAGGGAATGTTTTCACATTCACGTTTAGTACTTTAACTCTAGGTTCGTTATTAGTAATAGCCAATTCAACTTGACTTGAAATAGCTGCGGCAGTAACATAATTAATATTCTCAAATAAAAATGATCTTAAGTTAGCACCAAAATGTGGATTAAATGGGCGTTCACCGTAATTGGTTCTTAGTATATTTAATACACTCTGCTTTACAGCATTAATACCTTTCTTGGTAGAAATGTCTCCTGTATTAGGATTAAGCTTATAGATAAAATCTATATCAGAATAATTGTAGGTTTGTGATATTTGTGCCATATGACTTATTTATAAGGTTATGTCGCATTAGGTGAACCAGTTGAAGCTGCATGGGCGGCTAATCCACCACCGCCATCACCTGGATGTGTGTGATTATTAAGAGATACAACAGCATCAGTGTATACATCCTTACCACATGATATATTACCATCCACTCTTAATTCACCCGTTATATGGGTATTGGGACAATCAAGGGTTGTCTTACCCATAACATCAATATCAGCATTGCCACTAACAATAATTCTTACATTACCCGTAACCTCTAATGTATCGTGACCAAATACAACCTTATAGTTATTATTAACCACCCGTTCTATCTTTGATCCATTAGGTTCTATTTCATATGATGAACCACTCTTATGTCTTTCGTGTATTCTCTCTGATCCAGGAGTATCATCATACTCTTTAAAGTGACCCGACTTAGTTTCGTACATATTATTAAATGTATATTCTGGTGCATACATTGTTGGTGGTTGAAGCGTTTGTCTTGAATCACCTTTATAGTAATACCCTTTATCAACTTCAACACCTTCTGAATCATACAACGGTACCATTTCAACTCTACCGTATTCATAAGCCTCATCTTTCTCTTTAATATATGGAGTATCTGTATCTCTTACTCTAATATTGTTATCAGGGGTTGATACTTCTTTAGGGTATATACCATCAGGGTCTGTAAAACCAAATGACACCGGTGTCTCTTCTTTATTCGATACCGATGGGAGTGTACCCATAACCATAAACGCTTGGAGATCATTATCGGTAAATGTACCTACAACCCAAGAACCTTGTACTAAGAATGTAGAGTGACCTAACCCTGATATACCAGGCGTGTTAGTTCCAGCCATAACAATAGCCCAAGGAAGATCCGCTGTTGGTATTAAATTCTTATCTCTCGAATGTACATTAATAACACGTACCTTAACTCTACCTAATTCTTTAGGGTCATTTATATCTTCGATAACTCCGTAATACAATTCCATATTATCCCCTTGCCAATTCTATTGTTTGTGTGTAGTCATTGTCTTCAATTCTATGAATAATTTTAGATACAATGTAATTGCCAGAGAATTTATTTGAAGGACTTTGCCCTTGTTTATTCTTTTGCAATTCAAGTTCGACTTTATTGCCTACACCAATTGCTGGTATTGCTTGACAACCATAAGCAGTAATTCTAGTATTAAATAATAAGCTTAATATTGATTGCATCTTACATATACTAGCATGATCGTTTACATTTAATAATGGTTTCGATTCGTTATCAAACATATCAAGACGCATCAAATTTAACTTACTTGTTGCATTGATAGTTGCACCGTACGATTCATTAACAACACTTGAATTGGATAGGTCTAAGTTAGTAATGTTTTTACCGAATACACCTGAAGCACTACGTGCAATCTGATTATCATTGTCCGAATGGATAACTATATTAGATGGTTGTCCTACATTAGATAATACTTTATTGAGGGTGTCTGCATTTTGTATTTGTGTTGATATAGTAGCTGAAGGAATCTGTCCTTCAATTTGACTTAAAGAAGTTAAAAAAGAATTCTTACTATCAACCAATCGTTCAAATATAAAGAAAGGATTGTGATCTATATTATATGCTTGCCTTTGTATTTGTGATATAGCTGTTGAAGGTGATACATTAGGTGCTATATAATGGCCTTGAGTTATAGCGTTATCCAATACCTTTAATTTAGTTTTAAATGATTCGTCAAATATTGTTTTAATGATATCTGTACTTCTACCTTTAAACGATTTTGATATTAATTTAACTGAATTTAATAAACTATTAATTGATTTTAAATTAATAACATATGTCCTTTTAGTTAAACTAGAAGTAGTATCAACATAATTAACACCATCAACGTATAATGTATGTTTAACCTTACTTTTTAAATATTCAAATTCTAATATAATAGTATTTTGATTGGTAATACCATTATCTAATAAGCCAATGCCATCTGTAATTTCTACATTACCGCTAAGGTTACCAAATAAGTTTTCTTCGATATTAATGTTTAATACTGAATCGGTTATATCAAGAGTACCACCCCCGTTATAACCCAACGATACTTTAAAAGTGGATACCTTCATTTAAATAAGCTCTTTATGGAATTCAGATACAAACTCATTAATTAATTCAGGTCGAATAGCTCTAACATATCTATTAGCATCATTCAAATAGGATTCGTGTTCAACGTTAGTAACCTTATGAGTGCCAGCGAGGCGCGGAGCTGTAATATCCCCTGTCGAATCATCAACATGATACTTAGGTGCGTATGCTCTACTTACAACCTCAGTAGCCGTAATAGTATCCTGTGATTCTAAACCAAATAAGTCTTCGCCTTGCTCTAAGAACTCACCAGAAATAAGCTTAACCGTAATATATTTGTCATTAGTATGTACTGCTAACAATTGTCCGATAGCGCCTGATAATACACCTTGAATATACTCACCAACAATAAACTTATTTAAAAGATCATCGGTACACGAACAAGCAAGAGCAGCAAAGTCCGCATACTTGTAAATAGAATAATCTATTAATTGTGCAGAGTTCTTAGGCCAATCATTCCAAATGTTTTTAATATTTGGATTAATTACTATAAAGGTCCAATAATAACTGGTAGTGCCATATAACCTTTGACTCAATTGTTCAATTCGTTCACCGTCTTGCACCTGTACAAAATTATAAAACGTTTGTTGATTTAGTAAAGATTCAGAAGCGGCAACAAAACTTGTTAAGTTTGTTACATTATCATATACACCATCTCCATTTAAATCATATGGTATTGTTTGAAAGTTTGAAAAGTAACTCATATCTTAATATCCTTTTATCTCAACGTCATCTCTGTATATAGGCATTACTTCGTTTAAGGTAACACTTAAATCTATTTCAACCGCTCTATTGCCGTCCTTAAAGAATGATGCTGAATTTGGGTTATACGTAACAGACACACTAGAGATAACCATTAATGGAAGTGCTGGTATATCCTTGGCACCGTGGAATGAAACGATTACTTGATCCGGGACTGTTAATGTAATAGAACTCTTTCTATTAGCATGAGCTGCACCTCTAAATGTTTTAATAATAGCTGAACATGCAGATGATTCTTGTGCGCTGTCTGGTAACATCTTCCATGTAAATGAAAATGATCTTAATGCAGTATTCTTATATTGCATGTATTCATTAGGGTTTGTTGCCTTACCCATTTGTCTTATCATCTCATCACCTAAAGCATCACCTAATCCAGCACCACCAGCACCACCTAATAAAGCACCGCCTGGTATAACATTAGCAAAATAAGCACCCAAGCCACCCACGGCAGCTGCAGCAGCTTGAGCACCCATCACCGCGCCATCTTCACCACCAAATTTATCAAGGCCACTATCAAGAAGATCAGTTGCAACCGATGCTAACTTACGGGATTCTTGACTATATGACATTGTATCGTTAATAGCAATTGCCGGTGTCATATAAAGAGCAACAACATTTTTTAATTCTTTTTTATGAATAGACTCTTTAATAATAGCTTTGATTTTATCTACAGTGTTACTGAACATACTATCTTCTTCAGTAGTTTCCTTATTATTAAGTTTCGATACCTTGTTCTGTTCTTTGAACAAGGCTTCATCATAGTCTTGTTCAATCACTCTAAAGAACTCAAACATAATGAATGGTTCAGGGGATTCATTAGCACCACTTGCTCTAGCATCAGCATGCTCATTCATCATACCTTCGTTGAATTCAGTATTTGAATCATAAGTTAAACTAGTCTCGGATGAATCACCTAATGAATACGGGTATGATAAATAGCGTGAAGTGGTAAGACCCTTATCAGGACGATTCCAAGCATCAGCAACATCTCCTGCAAAATCAGATACTGTGTCAGATATACTTTGAAATGGGTTTCCCATAGTCGAATAAATAGTTATGAATAATACTTATTTATACAGATTATGAGAAAAACTTACAGCGGAAAATACAAAGTTAAGTATCCAGAAAAATACAATGGTGATCATACTAAGGTTACATACAGATCCTATTGGGAGAAACAAACCTTTAAGTGGATTGAAAAGCAAAGTTGGGTTAAGTGGTGGAATTCAGAAGAGACCATTATACCATACATTTGTTCTACTGACAAGAAGCCTCATAGATATTTTATTGATTTAACTATTAAGAGGATGGATGGAAAGGTTGTCTTGGTTGAAATAAAACCCGCCCAACAAACCCAACCACCTAAGAGAAAGAACCTTAATGAAGCTTTAGCCTATATGAAGAATACCTCTAAGTGGAAGTATGCTAAAAGGTATTGTGATGATAGAGGTTATAAGTTTGAGATCTGGACAGAGAATACATTAGAGTCATTTGGTATTAACTTAATGACTATGAAGAACAAAGTATCCAAGACCAAAACCGGTAAGAAGATATGGAAGTCTTTTAAAAGGATAAAGGTAAAGAAAAAAGTTATAAATAAGTAATATGATAAACAATACAAATAAATATGGGTAGCTTATTCGATAAACTAGAATCAGAAGCGTTCCGTAAAGGTCTTAGTAAAAGATCTAAAGAAGCACAGACGTGGTTTAGAAAACAAGTACAAGGCATGGGTCAGATTAACATGCATAAGATGATGAAGGACGATAGGTTAGTTAAGAAGTCTCGCCCTAGAGTTGGCGATATGTTTATGTATGCGTATGATCCAAAGCATAGAAAGACCTTACCTTATTATGATAGGTTCCCATTAACCATCATGGTTGATAAAGCTCCTGGTGGATTCTATGGGTTGAACTTACATTACCTACCATTAAAGCAAAGAGCTATATTCTTAGATAATTTGTCGGCCATTGCTAATAATAAAAGGTATGATGAGACAACTCGATTAAAATTGAGTTATGCATTATTAAAAGGAGCATCTAAGTTTAAATACTTTGCTCCATGTTTTAAACACTATTTAACATCTCAAGTGGATTCTAAGATAATGAAGGTAGAAGCGTCAGAGTGGGACATAGCAATATTCCTACCTACTGAGAACTTTGCTAAAGCTAAGAAGTCTAAAGTTTGGAAAGATTCAAGGAGTAAGTGGTAGATGAGTTTACCTGTCGGCATTGATGCCTTAAAATCAACAATCGGAAAACGTGGTGGTTTAGCAAGAGCTAATAGATTCGCCATATATATTACCCACCCTAATATGAAGAATGCATTAGGTCCTGGTTTAATCAATATGGATATTGGTGGCTTAGTATCTAACGTCGCTGGTTCATTGCTGTCTGGTGGTTCTGTTGACCCTATGGCATTTATTAATGATCCTCGGGATATGTTCTTATTGTGTGAGAGTGTTCAGTTGCCCGGTAAACGTATTGCTGCAATGGAATCATTCGTTACACATAAAGCTATTAAGAAACCTTATTCATACTTAGTTGATGAGGTTACCTTTTCATTCATCCTTACTAATGATTACTTTGCTAAGAAGTATTTT